CTATTGTTTCCCTATTGTTTCCCCGATGCTGCCATACAGGCTGTCGTTCAGGCTGTCTTTCTGCGTAAGCTGCAGCCGGGCCAGGTAATGCTGCGTGGATTGCACCGAGCCGTGCCCGACCATCTCCTGTACCACGCGCACATCCTTGGTCAGCTGCCAGAGTTGCTCGGCAAAGGCGTGGCGTTGGGCATGCGTGGTTAACTTGGCTGTGATACCGGCCTTCTTAGCAACGCGCGCCAGGGCTTTATTGATCGGGGATACGGTATTTTGCAAGAGACGTACCCGCTCCTTCCCAGAGAGTTTGTCGTCTTCCTCTGTCAGGTAAGGGAAAACGTATTTCCCAGTGGGTTCGTACTGCGCCAGCACCCACTCCACACCAGCATGCCGGGCAATGGACTTACGCCGCTTGCTGCGTTTTTTAGGCTGGTAGTCCACCCGCTCCACCTGCAGGTCGACCCAGCGCAGGGTTAAGACCTCCGAGACGCGGGCGCCGTTCAAAAAGTACTGCATCAGCAGGACGTTGCGGGCGTTACGTTGCACTTCCGTCAGGCCGTCCAGGTGCATCAGCGACAGCAGCTGGTCAACTGAGGGGTAGCTCACGTTTTTATCTTCTTCCGGCAGCAAGGGCACATCAAAGGGATTGGGCATCGGAGGCAGCCAGCCTTCCAGCACAGCGTTCTTGAACACGGTGCGGTAGGTGCGGAAAGCGGTGTTGATTGTCGAAGCCTTGTAGCCGACCTGTGTCTTATTGACCTGTACCGTATGAAGGTGGTGGATAAAGGCACTGATCGTGGCCGGGTTCAGTGCCTCCGGCGTATCGGGCCTGTCTCCCCAAAACTGCTTCAGGTAATACAGCGTGCTCTCGTAGACGGTACTGGTCCCGTGCTGCGTCATGGCATCCTTGCGCCGGATCCATTCCTGAAAGAAAGCCAGGAACCCTTTCTGCGCTGCTTCAGCGGGTTTATGCTTGCCTGCCTTTTCATCGCTATAGCCCTGCTTGATCTCAGCGGCGCTATAGGTGGGGTGATCGGCCGCGTATTTATCCAGTTCCTTGATGGTTTTGTGAATGCGCTCGTTGTAGAGGGCGTGCTCGTGGTTGGACGAGCGTACCCAGTTAGCTTTTAAAAAATCGCCATCGGGGTTCCAGTCCCCTTTGCGGGCATCCTTCTTTTTGGGTTCCCCTTTCAGGTAAATACCCAGCTTGTAGTAGGCGTGCACCCGGTCTTTGGTAATGCGGATGCGCACCGAGCGGGTGCCGTCACTGCGCTTGGTTTCTTTTAAGTCTGCTTTAAAGGTTGGGTGTGCCATGGTTCAACAGCTCTCTGATCTCTTTTAAGGCTTCCTGGGCCTGCTGTAATTTTTGATACGCTTGTGATACCACCAGCGGCTCTGTCCGCACGCCATCCAGGATATAAGCATAGCTGACACCATGCTCCCGGTAAGCCGAAACAAAGTCCACCAGCACCGGCAGGCTCAGCTCGGAGCGGACGTTGCGGATATCGGACAGGTGGTAGCTTTTCAGGCCGCAGCCCTCGGCCACCTGCGCATAGGAGCGGCAGATGCCCGAGGAGACCAGGCGCTCTACTTCATCGAGAAAGCGCCCGCGGATGGCGTGGTTGTCGTACATACTAATTATGTTAGCGAATATATTATTGTGCTAATTTTCTTATCTTTACTTCATATAAGCCTGTGTATGAAGCAAGAAGTAAAACCATCCGGCACACTGTTGCAAAAGTTCTTTGTTAAGGGGAAGGGGCTGCTTAAAACAGTATATACTCCCAAGCCTACACTGCTAGTCGAACCTGATGCCTGGCAGTGTACTATCGAGAAATGGGACATCATCGGTAAGGATTCTGCTGCGCTCATGCTGCATCTGGCAGAGCAGCGGCTGACAGAAACTGTAACAGCTTCGGATAGCATGTCTAAGAAAGCAGAGATTATTATTTCCATATTAATTCCCTTTCTAACGGTGTTGATTGGTTTTATATTGAGCCGAGATGCAACCGCCTTCGACAAGGATGCGCTAGGCTTAGCTGCTCTATTTTGTATCATACCTGTGTGTGCTTCCCTTTATTTTATCCAACGCAATTTTCGTCCCTATAGAATTACCGTTCCAGGAGAATCACCTCAAAACATTGCAACGGCAAGGAACTTTGATAATGACCTAACAACAGATGAGAAGTATTATAATCTGGTGCTTAACCAGCTGGGGAGCTACCAGGATCGCATACTTACAAATGAAGAGATCAACTCAACGAGAGTGGAAAACATAAGGCTGGCACTCTTTTGTATGATGTTTATTCCTATCGCTCCTTTGTTGGCTTTCCTGTTGGTCTTTCTCTCGGGCCTTGTGAACTTTTAGAGCTCCACTCTTTGGTCGGTGGACTTGCCGGCCTTGGTTTGCTGCTTCCTTCTTTATCTTTGCTCATATCATTTGATTTAGGCCCCTGCTCGCAACAGGGGCTTTTTATTGTTATTCTAAGGTACTGCCGTCTGCTTTATTTGGCACACTTGCAGGCTTCAGGATCGGTTAGTGTTACCGTTGCTCCATTGTCTTCGTAGTAACAGCCGCCATTTACCCCCTTCTTTAGAGCAGGCCCTGAATAGTCTGTGCATTTATCGGAGCTGGAGTCATCACAGGCGAACAACGCTATAGTACATAGTGCGATAAAAAAGGTATAGATGGTTTTCATATTTATATTGTGGTATCGTTAAGCCATACTGTTAATGCGAATACTAGCCTTGATATAAGCCAGGGCCCGGATGTTCTTTAAGGGAATATCAATAGGGGAGTGGTATTGGTTCTGGCTTACCAGTTTCACATAGTCATTGCCTTCATCTGAGCGTTGGATGTACTTAACCAGCGTTAGCAGGTCCCCGCCTATCTCAGCTGATAGTAGATACATTTCGCCCCATAGGATGCTGTTGCGTATGTCCTGCACTTGCTTGTACATCACAATGTCACCACTCTTTAAAAGCGGGTACATGGAATCGCCACTAATATGTACCGCCCCATCGCACTTGGGCAGGTTAGGTACTCTTATGAAATCCAGGATATTTTCAGCATTACTAAAAAGCTTTGTTAAACCCGCCGCTGCTTCAAAGTCATATAATGGTATGGCCTGTTCGTCTACCCTTCTGTCGGTAGGCTTGGTGTAGTCTTGTAGTTTGTTTCCGGGTGTTTTTAGCATAGGGTCTTTCCCTTTAATAAGCCATTCAATATTTACTGAAGGAAAAGTTTCAGTGATCTTCGCAATTATTTCAAATCCCGGCTTGCTTTCTCTGCTACCTGGCATCATAGAAGCTATAGAAGTGTGTGAAACACCTATTTGCTTGGCGAATTTCGACACAACTCCATCTGAGAAGGTTTTTACTAAGTCTTCAAGACGCTGATTTACAGACATTTATAATTTATTTGAAATAATTGTTTAAAATATTTACTCAAAAGTTTGAATATTGTTGAAACAATTGCGTACATTTGAAATACCAACAACGCAACAAGCGAATATAAATTAAATAACAACACAATGACAAGGAATCAACCAAAAATGCGCGACTTGATGCCAGAGAAGTACGGACCGATTCTAAGAGAGCGTACAGGCAAAAGTCTAAATCACATTTATGATGTGGTTAATAATGAGCGTACCGAAAAGGGTATCTGGACGGAAGTGTTAAAGCTGGCAGACGAACACCAAAAACAGCTAAAGCAAAACCGGATAAAAACACTTGCAATCAAATCTAACGCAGCTTAGTTATGAACCTGCAAGTATTTCAATACCAGAACCATCCTATCACATTTAACGCTAACGGCGAAGTGATGGTAAACGCCACTCAGATGGCAAAGCCATTCGGTAAAAGACCTAATGACTTTTTGAGAGCTGAACAAACAGAAGGTTTTATCGAAGCACTGTCTGACCGTTACGGGATTTCCCGTAACGCTATAGTTCAAATCTTACAAGGCGGCACAACGCAAGGCACCTGGATGCACCAAAAGCTGGCCTTAAAATTTGCCGGCTGGCTGTCTCCTGAGTTTGAGCTATGGGTCTATGACCGCATCGAAGAGCTACTGACCACTGGTAAGACAGAGTTAAAGCCCCTGTCAGACGATGAAATGATCAGCCGCTCGCTATTGCTAGTGCACGAAAAACTGAAAGCCGCTCAGCAGCGCACCTTGCTTTTAGAGGAGAAGAACCAGCTAAACGAGCAAGTGATCCAACAACAGGCTCCTATCGTGGAGTATGCCACTAAAGTGCTTAATACCAGCGACGCTTACCCGATCACGGTCATTGCACAGGATTTTGGTCTGAGCGCAGTCGCCATGAACAAGAAACTCCGCGACCTGCGCATTATCCGCAAGGTAAACGGGGTATGGGTGCTCAATGCGCCGTTCCAGGGCAAAGACTACGCTAAAACCAAGACACACACATACACCAACTCGGAAGGCAAACAGATGACTTCCATACAGATGGTGTGGACACAGAAAGGGCGCGAGTTCTTACACCGCTACATCAGCCAAAAAGCCGCCGCCTAGTCCTATACGCAAGTCTCACTATATAGTTCAAACTAAATATTTAAATACTTATGTCTCATACAGCATTTCCTTATATACAGGCCCAGCAGCAACAGTCTTTTGTGCTGGTTCCGGAACAGGAGTGGCGCATGGTACTGGAAGGGTTAACGCGCCGTGTGGATGATTTGGAGCGCAACCTGGACGAGGATATAAAAGGCACGGCTGCCGCTGCCAAGTTTGCAGGCGTAAGCGTCCGCACCCTGCAGAATGAACGCGACAGGCCCGGCACGCTGATTCAGTTCAAGAAGGTAGGCCGGGCGGTAAGCTACTCACGCAAAAGCCTGATCGCCTACAAGCAAAGCAAGCGCCTTCGGGTGGCTAGTTAAACAAAAAGAAATAGGCACCCCCGCTTATTGAGTGCCTATCAATGAAACATTAATCTTTTAACAAGGACAAAGTAACATGAACGGAACCAGAAAAACAACTTATGCCCTGTTTTATGACGCCAAGGGCAACCTGGTGTGGGATTGCCAGAGCAATGCGCGCTATGAACTGAGCAACGGCTCAAAAGCCGTGCGCAAAGGGGCTACACACGGTGTGCTCTTTGAAAGCGGAGTGGAAATAGATCGTCTTACCTATAACCCGGCCCGCTAACATGGAACAGCAAATCCAACTACAGGGCGAAAGCTACCTGGTGCAGAGCGACAGCAACGCTTTTTACCATGCCCAAACGCACTTCATCGGTTCATCTGGCCTGAAGCTGATCAACAAGAAATCCGTGTATCACTTCTTTAACCAGCCGGAGCAGAAACAATCGCCTACGCTCGTATTCGGCAGCGCCTACCATACGCTGGTATTGGAGCCGGAGCAGTTTGATGAAGAATACTTCTGCCTGAATGATGCTGAAAAGGTAGCCGAAATAGGGGGCGCTAACCCACGTGCGACCAAAGTATACAAGGAATGGCGCGCCGAAGTTGAAGCGGCCAACATGGGCAAAACCTGCCTGTCTACCGAGGATTACCAGAAACTACAGGAGATGCGCGATGCCCTTTTTTCAAATCCCAGCATCAAGCAGCTATTTGCCAAAGGCATAGCGGAAGTTTCGCATTATGTGGACTTCGGCGGGGTACAGGTAAAGGTGCGCCCGGACTACCTGAAGCCCAAAGCAATTGTGGACCTAAAGACCTGTGAAGACGCTTCGCCTGAAGGATTCAGCCGTGCCGCCGCCAACTATGGCTATCATTTGCAGGCAGCCTTTTATGCTGACGTAGTGGAGTATGCATCACAGGAAGAGCGGCTGTTTGTGTTCGTGGCACAGGAGAAAGAATACCCTTACGCTGCGGCTATCTACAAGCCGACAGAGGGCTTCATGGCACAGGGCCGGTATGAGTATCAGCTGGCATTGGACAAATACACAGAAGCCCTGCAGACCGGCCAGCATAAAGGCTATGAGTCCTGCGCGGCAGCCGACACCCACGGAGTAATAGAATTAGATCTTCCAGCTTACGCATATAAGGAGAAACAATAATGAGCAACATTACCCTATCCCCAAGAGACATTGTAGTTGCTGCGCGTCCAAAATTCGAAGCAGTAAAAAGCAACCTGGACTTCGGCAAAGAGGCTGGTTTTGCCCTGCAGATATTGCAAAAGAACACGTTCCTGGCAAAGACTAACCCGGAGAGCATTAAAAATGCCATTGTGAATTGTGCCCTGACTGGCCTGACACTGAATCCCGTGCTCAAGCTGGCCTACTTGGTGCCGCGAAAAGGCGAGTGCGTGCTGGACCCTTCTTACATGGGCCTGATCAAGGTGCTGACCGATGCCGGCAGCGTGAAGAACATCTATGCGGAAGTGGTGTATGAAAGCGATCACTTCTTCATCGAACAGGGCACCAATCCGAAAATAGATCATAAGCCGGAAGTGCTTGGCAACCGGGGCAAAAAGATTGGGGTGTATGCCGTGGCTTTCCTGCTCAATGGTGGCTACCAGTTTGAGTTCATGCGTGCCGATCAGGTGAATGCGATCAAGCAACGTTCTGAGATGGGCAAAAAGAACGACGGCAGCTGGAAGACAGACGAGGATGAGATGTGGAAAAAGACGGTCGTAAAGCGCCTTTATAAGTACCTGCCAAAGTCTGAGATCAGTGAGGCGGTTGTGAAAGCGCTGCAACTGGAGAACCAAAACAACGGCATCGACTTCGATGAAGAACGCGCAGCCAAAGCAAAAGCCAGCGCTTCGATGCTTTTTGATGAAGCAGAAGATGTGACGGATCAGAAAGCCATTGCGACCGGCACTGAACAAGCGCAGGATGCAGAAGTGGAAGTAACCGAAACTAATGCTTAACGCCATGTCAACCTCTACCCTCAGCATCTCCGAAAAACAAAGCCAGCGCACCGCCTTTGAACAGGAACTAAACAGTTTTCTGGCAGAAGTTAAAGCTGCTATGATGGTGTGCTTTGAAGCCAATCCGAATGCGTCCAACGATCCTTACGTGATGCTGGGGCGCTTAGAGAAAGAGACTTTCGAAGTAAAGCAGGCCATTTCGGAGCGACATCCCAGCAAACTCAAGAGCGAGATGTTTGATGTCGTTGTACAATGCGCCTATGGCATCATCCAATGCAAAAACGTGCGGGCAACCGACCTGATATAACACAGCCTGTAACCCTATCTATCACCCTTAATTCTTAACCCTTATGGATCACCAATTAAAGACCGCCTGCCTGTTCCTTGGAGCGGGCGGGATAGGCGCAAGCCTTGCCCTTATCTGCCTGCTACTGGGCTATGAACTACGCTATCCCTTGTTTTTTCTCTTTACCCTGGTGGGTACGGGGATCTTCCTGGGGATAGGGGTTGCTGCCTGGTGCCAGTGGCACGAGGCCTACAAGCAAAGCAGACGCAACCGCAACGCCCTGAAAGGATGAAACGGCTCTTGAAAGACATCGCCCTGTGGCTGCTGATCGTGGCCCTGTGCGGGGGATTCGGAATACAGATCGCTTACAATTTAACGAGTTAAGAAAAATGAAGATAACAGGAAACGAACCAGCCTACCCTTTAGCTTCTGAAGAACTTTCAGACAGGTTCCACGAAGGGATAGACAACTTATCTGGCCTGACCATCCGCCAGCAGTTTGCCATGGCAGCGATGCAAGGGCTATGTGCTACGACAGGGCCAGATAAAGAAGTAAGTCAAAACCTTGCACAAACCTTCGCTAAAGAAGCTGTACTGTGTGCTGATGCGCTGATTGCTGAACTTAATAAAGCTACCCAGCCATGAGACAAGGAATCCAAGCAGAGATCAGCCCCAGCGGCTTCGGGGTGACCATGTTCTTCCCAGCCAACCAGGACATCAAGAAGTCACATCTAAAACGCTTAGAGCTGGCAGGCTTTGAAAGGCACAAACTTAATCTACGCCACTTCACCAAGTCCTGCAAGCCGGAAGAAGTAGTGGAGGTGCTGCAACAGGCCGAGCGGCTGAACAAGTGGCTGGCAAATCCGGACAACGGCCGGGAGATGATCTACCCTAAACGCAAAGCTGCCTGATGAAACCAACCTTACCCAAACACCTGGTGCCCGTGCCCTTAGTTGTAATCACCACCACCGGCAAGCTTACCAAAGATATCAGAAAACTATACCGCTAACCTTAAAAAATACAGACATGAAAATTACAGGTAACTTAATCATTTACCCAGGAGATAAAACAGATTACTCCAAGCTTACCGAAGTATCAGGCTCCATCGACGTAAGACAGAATGCTACGCTGACTGCTCCTGCGCTTACCGAAGTATCAGGCTCCATCGACGTAAGACAGAATGCTACGCTGACTGCTCCTGCGCTTACGAAATCAGGCTCCATCTACGTAAGCGAGAATGCTACGCTGACTGCTCCTGCGCTTACCGAAGTATCAGGCTCCATCTACGTAAGCGAGAATGCTACGCTGACTGCTCCTGCGCTTACCGAAGTATCAGGCTCCATCGACGTAAGACAGAATGCTACGCTGACTGCTCCTGCGCTTACGAAATCAGGCTCCATCGACGTAAGACAGAATGCTACGCTGACTGCTCCTGCGCTTACGAAATCAGGCTCCATCGACGTAAGCGAGAATGCTACGCTGACTGCTCCTGCGCTTAAATGTAAGTCCAACACCGCCACCTTCGGGAGAAAGAAACATAAGATCCTGCATAACGATGGGTTGTGCTTCTACGCTGAAAGCACCAGAACATCCAAAGGCATTAAAGTATACGCCGGCTATACCCAGCTTACAATATCCGATGGGGTGGTTGCAGGTGAGAAGGGCTACCTGGTAGAGAAGGAGGGTTATTCAGCCCACGCCACTTCGCTTAAAAAGGCAATCGCCGACCTGAACTTCAAGATCGTGGCAGAGAAGCTTGCCAAAGAACCGATCTATCCTGATACAGTTGTGAGTATGCAGCACTACAGACTGGTGACTGGGGCGTGTGAATATGGCTGTCAGCAATGGATGGCGCAAAATAATATCACGGTAGACGCGATGCCTGCTAAAGAGTTACTGCCCCTGCTGGAGAAAACCCACGCATACGGACTGGACAGGTTTAAACAACTGATTGCGTTTTAGCCATGAGAACCCAGCAGGACACAACCCACTTCCACGAGCGCATCCAGGTGTTGCGCGTCGTGGAAGCCGACAAAGAGCAGCAGAAGCTGGTGCAGACCGTGGAGCTGCTGCCAGAGCCTGAAGAAGTAGACCCGAACCAGCTGGACTTATTCCATGACCACGGAAGAGCATAAGCACTTTGTAGAACTATCAGTGCGCTGGTGCCAGCTGCGGGAAGAGTTTCACCGCGAAGGCACCAGCAAGCTCCGAAGGCAGGAGATCCGCAAACGCCGACAGCAGATTGACCAGGAACAGGAAGCCCTGCTTCAAAAAGAAAAGAGCTATGAGACACAGTGAGATTCAATTTAAGCGGCGTGTACAGCGCACGGTAGAACAGCAGGGACTCAGCGTTGCCTTTGCCCAGCTGCTGCTCCGATACGAAGACATTTCCGCCCGCATGGAGGCCTACTACTGGGAGTGCGATACGGTGCGCGAGGTACGGCTGGAAAAGCTGCAGGCCACCTTCCACGTGAGCCGGAGGGAAGCCCAGCGCCTGGGCAGGTTGTACGAAACAGCAAAACGATAAAGAACCGAGATGAAAGCAACTGTTAAAATAGCCTATACCACCATCCTGCACGAGCCCCGCAAGAAACTGGGATTAACACTCAATGAATACAGCGTGGCCGCTTCAATCTACCATTTATCTAATAACCCGAAGGCGCCCGTGAAAGGCTGGTGTTCTGCCAGCAAAGAGCAGCTTGCCAACTTCATAGGAATAAGCAGAAGAACGGTGTGCACCATCTTAAACACGTTGCTGGGGAAAGGGCTTATTGAGCGGCAGGAAGAAACCAGTTTCTTACGCTCATCAAGTAAATGGTATGACGAAGTGGAGTGCTTCACAGGGTGTGAAGAAACTGCACACAAGGGTGTAAAGAAACTGCACACTGCCTGTGAAGATTCTTCACACAATAATAATACTATAAGTAATAAAGAAAATAAGAGTCGTGCTGACGCACCCCCTGCCTTAATTTCCAAACATGCCAACACCGGAAAAGAGATCGTGCACCAGGATTTTGTAGATGCTTACTGGCAGTGGTACGAAGGCAAAGTAGGCGAACCGCCCCGGCTATTGGAAGCCGATTACAAAGCCATTAAAAACATCCGCAAATACTTAACGGAGGCCAAGAAAGGAGATGAAGCAAAAGCCCTATCCAGTTGGCTGTACATCTTATCCAGTTGGGGTAAACTGGAAGACTTCCTGCAGCGTCAGGTCAAACCAACGCAAATAGACAGCAACATGGCGAATATCCGCCTACAATTACGGGAGCAGCACAAAAAGGTTACAGCCGCTTCCAACGGACTGAACATCCAGAAAATGATTGAAGAGCAGCAAAATAAGGTATACAAATGAAACAACGCTACCAACCCAAACCAGCCCACAGCGACATGGCCGGGGGCTATGTACTGCCCCACGATGCGGCCCTGGAACAGGCTGTGTTAGGCGCTGTGCTGCTCGAATCGTCTGCCGTGCGTGTGGCCCTGACCCTGATCAAACAGGAAGAGTTCTTTTACAAGGAGCCGCACCGCCTGGTCTTCCGTGCCATCAAGCGCCTGTTTCAAAGCGGCACCTCGGTCGATATCCTGACCGTGACAGCCGAACTGCGTCAAGCTGGCCTGCTGGACTCGGTGGGCGGGGCCTTCTTTGTAGCCGAACTGACGATGCGCGTGAATTCGGCAGCCAACCTGGAAACACACATCCATTATCTACTGGAGTTGTTTACCAAGCGCCGCATCCTGACGCTGGCCCAAACCATCCACGGCAAAGCCCTGGACCAGACCGCAGACCCTTTTGAGCTGCTCAGTGAGCTGAGCAAAGGGGTAAGCGATACGCTGGGCAACCTGATCGTTAAAAAGTCCGTGACGGCGGTGCAGGCCTACCAGGAAACGATTCAGCAGATCCAGCGCGGCATCGGCAAATCGGGGCTCGTGGGCATCCCGACCGGCATCCACTCCATTGACAAGCTGACCGGTGGCTGGCGACCGGGCGATCTGATCATCATTGCCGCCCGCCCGGCCATGGGCAAGACCGCTGTGGCGATCCAGTACCTGAAAAATGCCGTGCTGGCGTTTGGTAAGACCGCGGCGATCTTTTCCCTGGAGATGAGCTACATGCAGCTCATGTACCGCCTGATTGCTTCGGAATCAGAGTTTACCAATAACCAGTTAAGCAAGTCGGAGCTGACGGTAGACGAACTCGAAGAAGTAGCGATCATGAGCGCCAAGCTGCAGAACGAGCACATGCTGCTTGACGATACGCCCGGCCTCTCGATCATGGAACTCCGCACCAAAGCCCTCAAAATGAAAGCCGATCACGATATCCAGCTCCTCATTGTGGACTACCTGCAGCTGATGCAGGGGGAGAAGGGCGGCAACCGGGAGCAGGAGATCTCTTCCATTTCCCGCGGCTTAAAATTGATCGCCAAAGAAATTAAGGTGCCCGTGATTGCGCTCTCGCAGCTGAGCCGCAGCGTGGAGTCCCGGGGCGGGGATAAGAAGCCGCAGCTCTCGGATCTGCGGGAGTCCGGCTCCATTGAGCAGGATGCCGACACGGTGGTGTTTCTGTATCGTCCGGAGTACTACGGCATCACGGAAGACGAACTGGGTAACTCCACAGCCGGCACCCTGCAGCACATCTTTGCCAAGCACCGCAACGGGCCGCTCGACACGATCATTACCCGCTGCGACCTGGCCCACAACCGCATCCAGGACTTTCATACCATCTGGGAGCCGGACCACAAACCAAACGCTTTACCCGCCAGCAATTTCGAGTATGAGCAGCCCGGTTTTTAGCCTGGAGAAAGTCTGCTCGGAGCTGGGCAGGCAGGGCAAGTTCCGGCAGCTGGTGCAGCTGTATGTACTGAGTAGAAAAGCCAAACAAGTTAAAACCAACCAATCACCTTTTAGCCTAACAATATGAAAAACCCTCTACAAACCCCGCTGCAATACCTGTATGTGGACCTGTTCTGCGGTGCCGGCGGTGTGACCACGGGCATTGAGAAAGCCCGGGTAAACGGCAGGAAAGTAGCCAAAGTGATTGCCTGTGTGAACCACGACCCAATCGCCATCAGGAGCCATGCGCAGAACCATAAGCACGTGCTGCACTTCACGGAAGATATCCGCACGCTGGACCTCACATCACTGGTAAGACTGGTGCAGTTCTACCAGGCGAAATACCCGCATGCCAAGCTGGTATTATGGGCTTCCCTGGAGTGTACCAACTTCAGCAAGGCCAAAGGAGGCCAGCCACGTGATGCAGACAGCAGAACATTGGCAGATCACCTGGACCGCTACATTGAAGCCCTGAAGCCGGATATGATCCAGATCGAGAACGTGGAAGAGTTCATGGCTTGGGGGCCACTGGATGCGAACGGCAAGCCGGTTTCCAGGAAGAACGGCAGGGACTTCCGCAAGTGGGTGGAGCGCATCGAAGACTACGGCTATAGCTTTGACTACAGGCTGCTCAATTCTGCTGACTTCGGCGCTTATACTTCCCGCAAACGGTTCTTTGCCCAGTTCGCCAGACCTGGTGTGCCGGTGTCCTGGCCGAAACCTACCCACAGCAAAACCCCGTCTTCCGGAATGTTCGGGAGCCTGAAGCCATGGAAGGCAGTGCGCGATGTACTGCAGCTATCAGATGAAGGCAAAAGCATCTTCGGCAGAAAGAAGCCGCTGGTGGAAGCATCGCTTGCCCGGATCTACCACGGGTTGAAAAAGCATGTCGCACCAGGTGCGGATGCATTCATAACCAAGTATTACTCAGGTAAGCCGGAGCATAAGAACATCAGTGTGGAAGGGCCTGCAGGTACGATAACCTGTGTGGACGGTCAGGCTATAGTTAAAGCCAATTTCCTGACCAAGTATTACGGCACAGGTGTTACTATCCCTACTGATAGTGCTGTTAGTACGATCACTACCAAAGATCGTATGGGCTTGGTTACTGCTGCATGGCTGGATAAGAACTTCTCATCAGGTGCCCATAATCATCAATCCATCAATGAGCCGGCAGGAGCACTTACTACTGTAAACAAGTTCGGCTTGATGCAGGCCTGCTGGCTGGATAAGCAGTTCAGCGGAACGGCTAACCATCAATCAGTAGATCAGCCGGCAGGATCCATACTCCCAAACGATAAGCATTGCCTGATGCAGGCAGAAAGCTGGATCATGCCAACCAGCTATACCAACGTGGGCAGATCGGTTGACGAGCCATGCCCAACCATCCTTGCCAGTAGAAAACACCATTACCTGGTGAACCCGCAATTCTGCAACAAAGGCAATTCGGTTGATAAGCCGGCACCTACGCTGATAGCAGGCATGGGCAAACGGCCATTAAGCCTGGTTACAGTGTCGCATGTAGTAGATGCTGATGCAAGCCACTTGGCAATAACTGAAAATGGTGAACTGGCTATAGCTATCTATGAGAACGACACGCCGTGGATGAAGCAGATCAAGGAGCTGATGGCAGAGCTGGGTATAGTAGACATTAAGATGCGCATGCTGAAGGTGGATGAGCTGAAGGTGATACAAGGCTTCCCGAAAAACTACTACCTGGCAGGCACGCAAAGCGATCAGAAGAAGTTCATCGGCAACTCCGTGCCACCGGACCTGCCAAGGGCTATGGTAGAATCAAATGCAGTTGCCCTGATGGAACTACTGAAAGAGCAGTTAATAGCAGCCTAAAACTGTAGCAGAATAAAGGTTAATCCACCCACCTGCATTATAAGGAGTGGAAACAAGAAAATGAATGTAGCACAACAACCTAATAACTAACCATGGTAACAACGACAGCAATTAAAGACAGACCTATCCTGTTCAGCACTCCAATGGTACAGGGAATAGTAGAGGATAGAAAGACTAAAACCAGACGGGTTGTAAAGGGCCAGGCGCTTGAATGGCTACAACCTGATATGTTCACACCTGAGTATGTAGCCAGTCCTGAAAACAAGTTGTGCCCCTACGGCTATCCAGGCGACCGGCTTTGGGTTCGCGAGGCATGGCAATACAGTGATAACCTTGAAGAACCATATTTATACCGGCAAAAAGAATTAGATGAACTGAAGCCTGAGTTTTTTGAGAGAATGAAGTGGAAACCTTCAATTCACATGCCTAGAGAAGCCTGTAGATTGATTCTTGAAATTACCAGTGTAAAAATAGAGCGACTTCAAGATATATCTGAAAATGATGCAATAGCCGAGGGTATAGAGTTGCTAGATGGCAAATTGGATGATTCGCCGGTTTTCAGAAACTACAACTATAAAGCTCCTGAAGTTAAGTACGGCTACGGGTTCCCGACTAACTCCTTTAGATCACTTTGGGAGAGTATAAACGGCAAAGAAAGCTGGTCCGAAAATCCGTGGGTATGGGTAGTCGAATTTAAGAAAGTATATCAATCAACCTAATATATAACTAACCCCATGAGAAGAACATTAGAAGTAACAGTAACCTATAGCTATACGCTTGAGGTTGACGATGAAAACCACATTGTCAAGGAGTATGAATCAGACGAACATTTGGTAAAGGACATGGCACTTTATCGTTTTGGCACAGGCTTACCAGTAATCGGAGATGGGGGCGTACTGGTCGGAGATGTTGAAGTATTAGAAGTCGAGATAAACTAATGCTTTATGCTAACTAAAAATACACCAACTATAAGCAGACCAATCTTACGCTATCATGGCGGTAAGTGGCTGCTTGCAAAATGGATCATTGAACACTTTCCTTCTCACAGAAGATACACCGAAGCGTTTGGTGGAGCTGCTTCAGTTCTACTCCAGAAGAGGCGCAGTTATTCAGAAGTTTACAATGACTTATGTGGAGAAGTTGTGAACCTGTTCCGAGTGGTAAGGGATAAAGATAAAGCTGAGCAACTAAAGGAGATGCTTCAACTAACACCTTATTCCAGAGCAGAGTTTGATTTATCCTACGAACTGGCAAATAATGAGGTAGAACAGGCAAGACGTACCGTTGTGCGCTCTTTTATGGGGTTTGGTTCAGCTTCTCATAATACCAGCCATAAGACGGGGTTTAGAAGCAATTCCGACAGATCCGGAACAACGCCGGCGCATGACTGGATGAATTACCCTGGGAACCTGAATGCTATAGTTGAACGATTGCAGGGAGTGGTTATAGAGAACAGAAAGGCAATTGATGTTTTAACTGCTCATGATTCCATTGATACCCTGCATTACGTTGATCCGCCTTATGTACTGAACACCCGGTACAATGGAGACAAAACCAACTGCTACAACTTTGAAATGAATGATGATGAGCATGTGCAGTTAGCGGAGATACTTCACAGTCTTAACGGCATGGTAGTGCTTAGCGGTTATGCTTGCGAGTTATACGACTTAGAATTGTATGCAGATTGGAAACGAGTGACCAGAGCTGCTCATGCTGATGGGGCACGTGAAAGAGTAGAAGTGCTTTGGTTGAATCGAGCGGCCGCTAGAAATCTGAATACTACACTTGACCTTTTTAACTGATCACAATAACCAAAAGGATAAATGGATCTACGCGCTGCTGTTCTGGGGTTCCCTGGGCAGCAGCCAACCTGAGACGACAATGGCAAAGACAGAAGTATACACCGCCGACCAATGGAAGGCTATGAACCCGGCCAAGAAACCCGGCCCGATCAAGGCCAAGCCCGAAAAGAAGGTAACCTCGGCCAGTCAGGAAATGGACCTGGGGCAGACACCCGAGCAACAAGCCCTCTCGGCCATCACCATCAACCGCCGCGCCCAGCTGGTGCACTACTGCGAGAGCGAAGGCTACATCGAGTTTGATATGGGCGGTCGCACCTGGTGCGTGAAAGTAGAAGAAGTGAAACCGTAACCTTAAACTATAGAGAACTATGTACTTTGAATCAGAAGCCGATTACAATGCTTACTGCCAAGCAGAAGCAGATGGTGAAGCACAGATGCAAGCTGAATATGAGGCAGGAGAATACGAATACCTGCAAAGCATGTTGGATGCCAAAGAATACTACCCATGGGCTTTGCACACCTGTTGGAAGCTATTAGAGAAACAGCATCCCGAAGCGGCAAAGTATCTGATGCAATACCATAGAGAATATCAGGAAATGCAGCAACAAGAAGCTGAGCGAATTAAGCAATCTTATGAAGAGGCTGCAAAAGATGACGACTTACCATTTTAACCTATCAAGAACTGACACATGGAATCAAGAACTGATACTACCCGATTAACCCCACAAGAAGCAGCGCTCTACTTAGGGCAAAGAATAACACTTGTAAATGGAAGCTATTTCATAGCAAACCCAAATTCAAAAGACAAAAGCGGCAATCCTATACTCTCGGCAGCTCTACTGGCAGACTTTGAAGATAGGACTTTTGATATCAAGAATTTTAAACTTCTGCTCCGGCCACTGGCAGACATCACAGAAGAAGAACTAAAATGGCTGAATAGAATTACAGATTATGACAAGCCTATTCCTGATGAGCTAATGCAGCGGGCGTTGGCAGACATCAAAAAGCAGGGTATAGATGCCTTTGCTTTTGGCGAGGAACTACATGCTCGGCAGGTCTTTGAAGTAACCCGCTACCTCTTATCCCGTGGCTTTGATTTATTTAACTGGATAGAACAAGGCAAAGCCCTGGATAAGACCAAGCTGGCGAAACTACCCGACACGACCGACCAGATGGTATAACATGCTAAGATGATTAGCAGAAGCTTTTCAGAAATGAGAGGCTTTTTTCTTGCATATATCATTCGTAATTTTACTATATTTGTTAAAGAGAATATAGTAGTTTTACTAAATGGCAGCACCCAAAGGAAACCAGTTCTGGAAGCTTAGAAGCAAGCATGGTAGAGACAAGCTCTTTGCCTCGCCTGAGCTGCTGTGGAAAGCTGCCTGTGAATATTTTGAGTGGTGTGATGAGAATCCTTATCAAGAGGATAATATCGAGAAGATAAAAATTAACGGCATAGGGGAGAAGTTAATGCGCGAGCCGCTGGCAAAGCCGCGCCCTTATACCATACACGGGCTCTGTATCTACCTAGATTGTAGTACGCAGTTCTTCACCAACTTCGAAGATAATAACAAGGATGCCGAAGATTTTATGGAGGTCATTACGCGCATACGTGAAGTTATTTACAATCAGAAGTTTTCAGGGGCAGCAGCAGGATTCTTTAACGCCAGTATCATTGCCCGTGATCTGGGGCTTGCTGACAAGCAGGAGATCAAAGGAGATATAGAAACCAAGCAGCAGGACCTGAGCCACCTGAGCTACGAAGAGTTATATGAGCTCAAGTATGGAAGAAAGCCGCAGCAGCTTTGATACGGCCATAAACGCGGCGTTGTGCAAGGCTTCGTTCTATGAGTTCTTTCTCGAGTTCTGGGACACGATAGAAGCCGTGGAGCTGGTGCCTAACTGGCACATCCGCTTTATCTGCGACGAGCTGCAGAAAGTATACGAGACGTGGGCAAAAGGCCTGCCGCAGGATGATGTGATTATCAACGTGCCGCCTGGGTCGTCCAAGTCCACGATTGTCACGCAGCTCTTTCCGGCCTGGCTCTGGGTGAAAGACCCTAGCATCCGCCTGATCTCGTCGAGTTATGCGGCAGACCTGAGCATTGCCCATGCGGTGAAGACACGGGACTGTTTGAAGTCAGACAAGTTTCAAGCCTTTTACCCGGGGCTGATTGAATTTAAAAAGGACAGCGACGGCAAGTCCGCCTTTAAAAATACCCGCAAGGGAGAACGCTTTACTACCTCAACAGGGGGTAGGGTAACTGGGATGCACGGGGACTTCATTATAAACGATGACCCGATCAATCCGGAAGAAGCCGAGAGTGCGAAAGCCCGGGAGACGGCCAACCGCTTTTCAGGCACAACGCTTTCTACCCGAAAGACCAACAAGAAGCGCACGGTAACGATCATGGTGATGCAGCGCCTGCATGAGCTGGACCCGACAGGAGACTGGCTCAAGAAGAAAAAGAGCATCAACCATATCTGCCTGCCGGGAGAGCTTTCAGAGCAGGTAAAGCCGGAGCGTGTGCGCCAATACTATGTCAATGGTCTGCTGGATGCCAACAGGCTCGACAGGTCCGCACTCGATAAGCTCAAGGAAGACCTGGGCAGCTATGGCTATGCGGGGCAGATTGGGCAGACACCCACACCAGACGGGGGCGGGAAATTGAAGAAAGCCTGGTTCGGCAGGATTGGCTGGGAAGAGTTTCAAAAGCGCACACTGGGCAGGCAGGTGATCTGGCATTTCGATGCCGATACCGCTTACACCAAAGACCAGAAGAACGACCCGACAGCCATGATGGCCTCGTGTTACATCGAACCAACACTCTACATCCGGGATGTGCAGGAAGCCTGGCTGGAGTTCCCGGAGCTGATTAAAGAGCTCCCGGCCTTTGTGAAGCGCAACGGCTATAGTAACCTGAGCAAGCTGCACATCGAGCCGAAAGCCTCGGGTAAGAGCACGATACAAACGCTGAAGCGGGAAACCTCGCTCAACATCGTAGAAGCGCCTACGCCGGAAGTAGACAAGGTAACCCGCGTGAACGGCATTGCGCCTTTTGTGGAAGCTGGGCGTGTGGTGCTGATTGATGGCAGCTGGAACGATAACTTTTTAGGCCAGTGCGCGGCATTCCCGCTTGCAGCCCATGATGATATGGTGGATGATTTGGTGCAGGCTGTGAACAGAATACACCAACCAGTAAAACGCATAAAAGCCAAAACGGTACGCCGATGATACGCTACACGCTGAACGGAGAAAAGCGCACCTGTAAAACCCAGTGGCACGAAGTCACGCTGGGCGAATACCTGCAGGTGCTCTTAGCTGAATCCGATACCGAAGCGGTAAGCGTGCTGACCGGTTTGAGTACCGGCGAATTGCAGCAGGCAGGGGAGCAGGTAACGACGCTGTTAGAAGCCGCTCAAATGCTTTTAGCCTCTGAACCATCCGGACACAAGCCCGCGTGGCTGATGCTTGATCTGGGGCAGGATAACGTGGGCAAACTCGAACTCTGCCGCCATTACCTGCGGGAGCATGCCGTCCAGTCCGAGCAAGCCTACCCGTACCTGTACGCCGTGTATGCCTGGCCGGAGCAGTACAACCGCCTGCTGGCAATCAGTGGGGCTGGCTTTCCGGCTCCGCTGGTGGAAAAGGCCAAAGCCCTGCCGGTTACGGAAACAGTCGGCGCACTGGCGCACATCCTGAGCGAGAACGAGCGGCTGATCGAGCGCTATAAGCCCATTCTTGCCAAAGAGCCGACCGAAGAGCAGCTGATGGCCGGGATTGGGAAGTTTGAAAAGTACGGCTTTCTGCCTACGCTGCTCAACAAGGCAGGGCATGTGCCGGCAGATCAGGAGGCAGTCTTAGATACACCCGCCTACGCCTTTTACCAGGCGCTGTGCATCGACACCGAGCGAGGCGAATACGAAGAGAAGTACCACAAGATTTTAAGCGAAAAGCAATGACCTACACCGAACTAGAATCACTCCTGGGCACTGTAGCCGAGCAGGTACTGAACGGCAGCGGCCACTTTCACTGCGGCTCGGATGTGAGCCTGAAAGAAGCGGTGGAAGAACACGGCTTTCCGGTTATCCATTTAGATCCGATCAAAGGCAACCGCAACGTGGCAACTGCTATAAAGAACGCCTCAATTACCATCGGCTTCTTTGACCAGGGGCACGATTTGAGCGAGGCAGAGAAAGGCGCACTATTGCACCGCATGGAAAAGCTGTCTGCCCGGTTCCTGCTGGCGCTGGAGGAAGAGGAAGTAGGTGAAGTGATGTGCAACGATTACCCGGTCGAAAACTTTACCGGCCACAAGCTGATGGGCTGGGCATGCGAGTTCACGCTTAAACTGCCGAACAGCCTATGCTCCTAGCCTCGAAGTTAAAGCTCGACCGCTTGGGCAAGCAGCTGGTAGAGCAGGTCGCCTACAACATCTCAACGATGGACACGGGCCAGTACCTACCCGCCTCGCAGCGCGAGAAGATGGCGGCCTCTGTGCGCTATGAACTGGACGAGGAAGAGTTCCGGCTGGTAGGGGGTGAGTATATCTGGACGTACGAAACCGGCAGAGGGCCTACGGTGAATCCGGGGGATGGGGCCGTTAGGCGCTATGTGCTGGAATACATCCGGGAGGAAGGCATTGAGCCGCGTGGGCAGGATAAGCGCGGCCTGCCCATTGATGAGAGCACACTGGCTTATTTTATCTCCCGCAAGATACACCAGGAAGGCTCCAAGCCGTGGCGCACCGGACAGCCGACCGGCGTGATCTCGGAGATCATAAACGAGAAGTTATTAACCAACGTGGAAGCCATGCTGACCGAAGCCTATGCCGCTGAAGTAGCCGGGTTTTTACTCGAAACGATAGAAGCATGATAGACACATCAGAGTTCTTTAAATCAAAGCTAGGCCCTGAAGTAGCCCTTACTCCGGAACTGGAACAGGCTATAAATGAGTACGCGCGACATTACCTGGATGCTACTTTGGATCACGCGTTTAAATCAGGTGAGTTGTTTTATGTGGATTTAGAACGAGCGCCTATGTGCAGCAAAAAGCTAGTCGCTTATAAGGTAGAACCGGTGTTTATCAGAAAGAGATAGAAGTATGAAAGCCAAAGCAATAAGCACCAAAAGCCTTAAAGTAGGGGATATGGTACAGGGCGCGCAAGGACTAGTAGAAGTATCGGAAATACTTGACGAAACCCGCATCCGGATAAAAGGCAATAGCAGCAGCTTTATTTACGGGATCTGTTTTTTGCCAATTAAGCAGCAATGACCATCGAAGAAAGACCAGCCACTTACGCAGCCGTGGGCGGGCGTTTCCCTAATCCGGTGGTGTACCGCATCGCAACGGCTTCTTCCTACGTGAAGGCTACACTCTACCGCGAAGATGGCACGCAGCTCTCGGAACTGAAAGCCAGCACCCGCGAAGGTATTGCCACGCTCGATGTGAGCAGCTTTCTGCGGGCACAGATGCAGCTCACGATACCAGCAGGTACCGAACTGGTAGAGCCTGCGGAAGGCTCGTCTGTGGCCTACTACTGCACCTTTGAAGATGCGGAAGGCACAGTGCTGGATGACAGTGTGAACGTGCGGTTTGCGGTGGCGGCAGCGCTGCCGGTGGGCACCTCAGACTATTCAGGCTACACGATTTGAGCGCCCTGTTTGCCACCGATCTGCAGCGCCCGGTGCTGCGTGAAGGCTACCCGCTAAGTTTGGCTATTGCCATCTCGCAGCAGGTAAGCCAGCCGCTGTACTTTGAGCGGGTGTACCTGGATGCAGCCGGTTCGCTTTTGGCTATACGCGCGACGCTGATCGTTGGCCGTGGCTTGCTGCTCTTAACCGAAACAGGGCCGTTGCCGGTTGGCACCGCGACGATACAAGCCTGTGTGCGCAACGAGCACCGGGCCACCGAAGCAGACCCTGTGCCGGTTGTTATAACACCGGCTGCCGAAGCAGTACGCTTTGCTACGGACATGGAGCGTCCGGTGTTAGTGGATGGCTATCCGGTGCAGCTAAGCCTCAACATCGGGGCCACATTGCAGACCATCTACCTGGAGCGCGAATACCGCGACTCGCTGGGTAATGTGCTGGGCATCCGCTCGGATGTGGTAGCAGACCGCCAGCAGCTCACAGGCTTTAACGTGCACGTGCCGGAGCCGATGGCAGGGACGCGCTATATTAACCTGTGCCTGACCAACCAGTACCGCGACACCTTAGATGAGCTGGCAGACGGCATCTACTGGATAGATAGTGACGGCAGTTTTGTAAGTGATTTTGATAACGCATTGATAATCGAATAATGGCTATAGAGAAAAAACAGGTACACCAGTTTGTGCACAAACCCGAAGCTGCTGATGCCGATCAGCTGCCATTTCGTGATGGCACGTCAGGCAAGCTGAGTTATAAGACCTTTCAGGAGCTGCAGTTGTGGCTACAAAGCAAAGGGGGCGGTTCTGATTTCTACTTTGGCACCTGGAGAGCTGGAGCGTTCAAAGCCGGTTGGATAGCGATCTCTTTGGATGGTAATAAGTTTTGGCAATGCCTGACAGATCATGAGTCCGCTGCAGAGCCGGTGGCAGATGATGCCAATTGGAAGTTGGTGTTTGAGGATACGGCTGGTGGCAGCTCCATTACAGTTGATGCTGAACTAAGCGCTACCAGTACCAATCCTGTTCAGAATAAAGTGGTGAAGGAAGCACTGGATAAACTCAAGCCCACCGCGCTGACTCCGTTTGCGGCCACCAACACCTTTGACGCGAACAAAGTGATGAAGCTGGGCGGCACCGGCGATGCCTTTTCGGCCAACCATGTGCTCAACCATGCGGCAAGCGGTAATCTGCTCGATACCACCTTAACGGTGCTGGTAACGGGCAACGGCACCAACACCGTGAGTGTAGGGAGTGGCTGGCTGAATGAGAACGGCGGCGCTTTTGATGCAACGAGTGGCAAGAAGAACGTGATCCGCCTGCACTACATTGACGCGAATAATAAGTTCTACACCATAACACAACCGGTATGATAGGAGGGTATTATCAATCGGTGCTGAAGAAACAGACACCCGTTGGGTTTGGCGCGCAAATCATACACACTTTCCCTTCAGGGGGAGATTATCGCGGATTAGAATATATCGGTGAGGTGTTGGTTGCGGTAGATACTACAGGCAAGCTGCACCGCTATGATGTAAACACGCGGCAAGCACTGGACGTGATTTCGGTTGGCGGCGCCCCGCACTGGGTAAAAATGTTGGGAGATGAGCTTTGTATTGGCAATTATGCTTCTGCTGCGAAGGTAAGCGTGTTGCATCCTGCTACGTTTGCGGTGACGCGGCAGTTTGGGAGCGTTAATTTTTCTCAGGATGCCGTGTATAGGACAGGACGATACTATATAGCCTCCAATTTCAACCCCTATGGTGCACGGGTATACGACGCAGCTGGAGTGCTTACAGCCGATCTAAATCAGTCAAACACCTCTCAGACAACTTGCCTCTCCATAGTGGGAGATACCATCTACTTCAGCATAGGTCCCTTGTTTTTGCCCTATCATATTCCAACAGGACAGTTTGGAAATTCCCTGACTTTTTTTAACAAAGGAGGCGGCATCTATGGTGTGCAAGGGCGGCATGCCTGGGGGGTAAATGGACTGATCCTCTTTGCCATGCGCGGCGTCAACCCGGGGTTGAAACTATTTTCAGCCAACCGGGTGCTGCTCGATGAAAAGGTGAGCGAGCCGATGTTCGGCGTGATATTTAGAGGAAAAGAATTTTACGCCCTTTCCCAAGCAGGGAATCTTTACAAAGTTACCATACGCTACGCATAATTATGGCACAAGAGCAATTTACCAGAACCAATGCCCAAGGTGAGGCAAAGCACTACACCGCCCAGTTCGGCAAAGACGAACAGGGCAACTGGCTGCCCATTCAATTAATTCCACAGGAAGCGGATAGCTTTTCAGGGCAGCAGCGCAAGCTCACCTTTAAATCGCTGCACGTGGAAAGCGACCGGGAGGGTAATATCACTATTAGAACTGAATTCTACGACGACCAGTTTACCCCGACCGGGTTATTGTCGCCTTCCTTTAGTAGAGTGATAAGTGAGAACACAAGGGGCGATGAAGCGCAGTTCTTCTTTGACCAGTTAAGGTCGCAACTGGAAAAGAACATCTTAAACATCCTGGCAGCGGGCGGGGCTTACGAAGGGAGCGGCTTTTTAGGCCACCCGCACAACCGCTTTTTTGATGCACAAGGCAACCGCAATGCTTTAGAGGATGTGAACGCCCTGCCAACTTATGACTATCATGGAACAACCGAGAATCCTGCTGATCTCTAACTACTGGGAGTGGAATTTCTTATCAGTGCTGAGCCTGCTGATCCGCATGCTGACCTACGGCCCCAACCACGCCGCTATTTTAGTAGATGGCAAGGTGCAGGAGCTGGTAGGCTCGGGCTATAAAGAGACAGACTTTGAGCAGTGGAAAGCCATGAAAAGAAGGCAGGTAAAAGTCTATGAACCGCTTGTGCCCTTAGTAGACGTGCCGGTGCACGGGGGCTATGGCTTTTTAGACCTGCTACAGTTCGGGCTGCACATTGTCCGAAGAAAGTGGCTCTTGATCGGCCATGACTGGAACGGCAAAGACGGTGTTAGATTATGGCCGGGCTTGTTCTGCTCCGAGTACGTGGGGCTGTGCTTAGGGCGCAAAGATGCCCATTTACTGGCCCCTGCGGACCTGGAAAAATTACCGGAATTACGCTACGTGGAAACCTTTACAACCTGATCGGATGAACCCTTTCCTCTACACCCTGCGCCGCCTGCTCACGGCCCCTGCCCTGCCCCAGGTGTGGGTCTGGGAAAGCCATATGTATAATGCTATAGTTAAAACCCTATGGTCATGATAAAGCTAAAAGAAACCTTCACCCCCCAGGGCGGCAACCTGTACCGCCGCCAGCGCTGGGATTACAACACGAGCTCAGGCGAGGTGGACTACAGCGACGTGTCGGGCCTGGCCTTTGCCGAAGGCTTTGCGCCGGAAGACTACAGCCGCCCCGCCTCAGATCGCTTTCACTTCACCTGTTCGGGAACGACTGAAACCGGCTACTACCACGATGGCACTGGCGGCTTTACCACGCAACAGAAAGCCAACTCGGCAGACTGCGGCTACGTGTTGCCGGACGGCACCTACCTGCGCGATGACTGCAACGGCACTACGCGGCAACAGGTTGTGGCAAACGGCAGTGGCGGCGAACGCTGGGGGGCGGTGATCGAAGTGAACAGCACGCTTTGCGGCTACGTCGTGCGCGGCTGCATGGATCCGGAAGCCCAGAACTACAACCCGGACGCGGTGCAGGATGACGGTAGTTGCACCTATGCGCCCAAAGCCTTTACCGAAGTAAAGGTGATTGACGTGCTGCCCTGCGCAGATGGCGTGTGCCTGCGCTGGTACAACAGTTTGGGCGGCATCGACACCTGGCACTTTACGGGCAAGGTGGACAAACCCTTCACTTCGGAAGCCAGTGGCGAGTATACCCTTGCCAATGGCCTGAAAGCCGCCGCCTCCAAAGCAGGCAACCCGGGCATGGTGCTGCGTACCAGTGGCCTGAACTATAACCGTTACACGGCCCTGTGGCAGCTCTATACGTCGCCTAAAGTCTGGATACACCATCCGGATGGGAGCACAGAGGAAGTGTACGTGCAGCCGGCGAACCTGGCCCCGATGCCGTTGGGTAGAACGAGCTATGACCTGGTGGTGGAAGTAGTGAAAGCACCGCTAAACACGCTGAGAAACTGATGGAACTCTACTTGAACGGCGAGAAAGCCGACCTGGCACCCGACACGGTGTTTGCGGTGACGGTGCAATCCAACGACATCACGCGGCCCGATACGGTGCAGAGCTCGTATTCCAACACGCTCACGCTGCCTTATACCGAGCGCAACCACCGCCTGACCGGCAATGCCCGGCAGGTGAGCAGCCTCTCGCCCGTGCCTTACCGGGTGCTGGAGGCGCAGGCCCTGCACGATGGGGTGGAAGTGTTGCCTTTGCCCAAAGCCTACCTGCTGGGTGCGGGAGCCGAGGGCTACGAGGTGGACCTGTTTTCGGGTGCGGTGGATTTGTTTGAACGCCTGGGCGATAAGAGCATCCGCGACCTGGATTTGAGTAGGTTTGACCATGCGTGGGATTTTGAACAGGTAGTGGCTGGAGCTTCTAGCTGGAGAACACCTGAGCACGGTTATATCTACGCGCCTTACGATACGGGTAAGCCGTTTGATGCTGCTTCGGCATGGGCAGAGGATCTGTTCCCGAGTGTGTTTACCCGCACTGTGTTCGAGCAGATACTGCAGGAGGCCGGGGTAAACTATAACGGTATCCCGGATGAGCTGTGGGATAAACTGGTGTTGCCTTTTTCTAACGAAAAGCCACTGCATACAGAAGACTGGATAAATGCCCGCATTGTTGAAATGGACACGAGGCTAAACAACACCGCAGCTATCCCGGTGCATGATCCGGGAGTGTTGAACGTAACAGTAGAAGTAGATGCGGCTTTTATCTCAGAAGCGCAGGCTTCTTCTATCGGGGTATACCTCAGAAGGAATGGAGTATGGTTGGATGTGCAGGAAGTGCCGGTTACTACACTGGGGCTTACAAAGTTAAATGCCAGGTTTAAGATACACCCAACAATGGATCTGGCTGGACTGGAAGTGTGGACGATTCGTACCAACCTCATACCAGCAGGAGGCGACACGGTGGGTAATTCAACTTACAACTATTACACCATTACATCTAAATATGAGCAGGAGGCTTATTTTAACACTGAATGGAATACGGCCTTGAATCTGCCGGATATCAAACAAAAGGATCTCATTAAAGCCATCCGCGCTCTGTTTGATTTAATAGTGCACTTTGACTCCTATAGCAACACGCTGACCTTTACCCCTTTTAACAAGCTGGAAGAAAATAAGGTGCTCGCCTATGATTGGACGGATAAATTAGTGTATAACGGGGTTGTACCAGTTCAATACAAGTTCGGTGAGTTTGCACAAAAGAGCTGGTTTCGCTACAAAAAAGATGAGCTAGGAGGGGACGGTGATCACTTTTTAACTGTAGACAATACGCAACTTGAACAGGAAAAGAACATTGTAGAGCTGCCTTTTGCAGCGTCAGAAGAAACAAACGGGGGTATCCGTATTCCTTTTTACAGCAGGAAGGAACTTACACCAAGCAACTACGATGTTGCCACTGATACTATTACCACCCGTAACAGCTTAAGCCTGAATGATAAAGATAAAGTATGGGTTAAGAATGCATCGGGGGATGCAGACGTGCCGAGAGGATGGGGACTATATGAGTACGTAAAAGACAGAGCGCCGCAGCCTGATGGATGGGTGCTGCTGGAGCAAGAATTTTATTACTACGATACGAAGAAAGTAGAGCCACGCATGGCCGTGCTAGGGGAGCAGGCAGAGGTAAGCATTTGGAAGACTAAAAGCTATGCGATTATCCGCACCACCTGTAAACTACAGTTTAACCCTATTTCGTTTCAAACCCTGCTACCCACCCGCTATAAGGCGCTGCAGGGCGTGCTGGACAAGGCTAAGGGCATCACGCCGCGGCTGCTGCTCGATGTAACCGATGTGGCCGGCTATGACCCAAGCATTCCAATCTGGCTGGAAGAGCACCAAAGCTATTTTTACCTGAACCAAATATCAGAGTTCACCGGCCAGGGCCCGACCGAGTGCCAGCTGTGGCGCTTGTAAAGCATACCCGCCTGTTATGTTCCATCATAAACCCAAGGGATAAAGGGCCTGGGGAGGCGGGAAGAAAGAAGCCACTCTGTTACGGGGTGGTTTTTCTTTTTGCACCCTATATAGAAATTTACGTATACTTACGGCAAAAACCCTTTCCACATGAAAACATTACTCTCCCTGCTGCTTGCCTTTTTGCCGGTCCTGGCCCTTGCCCAGGAGCTGCCGCGCATTGATAACAAGATCGTCTACAGTGAAGTGGTGCCGGTGGAAGGGGCACAAGCGGAACTATATGCCAGAGCTGTCAAAGCAATAACACCTTCGGCTAAGGAAGTGATAAAACAGGAAAGCAATGCAGTTGCCTGGCAGGACAGCAAGCAACTGATGGTTGCAACCAATACTACCCGGCTTGCGCTACAACTTAAGTATAGTGTGATTCTCCAACAGAAAGATGGGCGCTATATGTATTCGATAACCGATTTCCTTATTGAGGAGAAAAGAATTAAAGGCTTGGTTCCCCTGGAAGAATCTACCTTTATGCAACCCGTGCCAGAAAAACATTACTTCCCGAACGGTAATTTAAAACCGTTGGGACTGGCACACCAGAACCTAAGCACGGCCCATAAAGAAGCAATAGAGAAGGCTGTTACAGATGAAATACAACGCATTAAAATGATAATGGGCACACCAACAAGTGCCGACTGGTAATACAAAAGGCTCTCGATTATGAGAGCCTTTTGTATTTAGGGGTTGACAATGTTCATCTTGGCCGTATGCTTGCTATCTGCAGAGCGGATATCCTGAATCGCAGCCTGCACCTTGAACCGGCTCATCGCCTGGGCTAACTGGTTGTAGTCTAAGTTGAGCGCTGTGTGCTGCCCGCCCAGCCATTGCCGGGTAGAGGGTGGTTGCACGTAGCCCCCGGTGGCATAGCCGCGCAGACGCTGTTGTTCCAGCGAGGCTACCAGCGAAGGATTGCTGTTAACCATCCACTTGGGGAGCACATATTCGCCTGCGTGCACGATGCCGGCTGGCTTGTGCCCTGAGCTATCAGGGGCACCGTACCCATCACCTGTATAGCCGCCTTCTGCAAAGTATTTACCCCCGCCATCTTTGGAAATAGAATTACTGATAGCAGCTTTGGCTACCGATGCAGCTGTTTTTATGAGCGCTACGAGCGCCAATGCCTTTGCTACGCCGGCAACACCTGCGGTTGCAATACTTTCAGGACTGGCAATTGCACCAACTGTAGCTTGACCAACACTTGCCGCCACCTGCATTTGCAGCGCTTGTGATACCGTGTCAATAAGAAGATTCAGTACCCCTTGCGAAAACTGCTCAATCGCAAAACCTTGTTCGGTCAGGGAGTTGGCAAACATATCACCCATGGCGTTCAGGAAGCTGTCTGCCATTTCCAGCTCCTGCAACTGGCGTTCAATACGTTTGGCGTGGGCGTTAGCATCGGCTTCTTCAGCTTTCTCTACTGCCTTGATCTGTTTGTCAGCCAGGTATTCGGCCAGTGCAGCGCGCTTCTCAACCAGCACCTTATCCATTCCTTCCACTGCCCCGGCGTGTTTCTCCATTAGCAGGATCTCGCTTTGCATGCGCGTTAGGGTCAGTTGCTCCTGCTGGCGCTCATATTCTGCAGCAGAAAGCAAGCCTTGTGCCCGTTGCTGTTTCAGTGCCAGTTGTTGCTTGCCGAATCCGATAGCAAGCACCTGTTGCGCCTTGGTGAGCCTGGCCTGCGCTGTGCGGGTTTCTTCTTCCAGCTCCTTTTTGCGCTGGTTTTCCCGGAACTCGTCCCGCAGCTGCGCTTCTTCTGCCAGGTACTTTTCCTTAATCACCTTGATCTGGGCCTGTGTCAGGTCTTCGGCAAGTAGCTCCTGCTGTTGTTTCTTAGCTAAGAGTTGCAGACGCAGTTCCAGCAGGTCCTCTTCCGAGTTGAGGCTGCTTTGGGTGCGCACCTCCAGCAGGGCGGCTTCGGCTTCGAGTTGTTTGCGCGTAGCCTCCAGCTGCTTTTGCTGGGCCTGTTTGCGCAGGTCGTTTAACTTGTTCTGCAGCTCGGTCGACTTGCCTAAACTCTCGGCCTCGATCTTGGCAAGCTCGGCCTGCGCTTCGGCCAGTTTGTCGTGATCCGCGTTGAGGTTGTTGGTCAGCTTCTGCTCGGCAATCAGGTTGGCGATCTTGTCGCGCTGCAGCTGCAGTTGTTTGCCGCGCAGTTCCTCTTCCTTGGCAAAGGCTTTGCGGGCCGCTTCCATGCGCTCGGCTTCGCTCTTGGTGGCATCTTCGGCCAGCATCTTGTTGCGCTCAATAAAGGCATTGGCCTGCTCACGCTCCACGTTCAGCGCTCTTTCAGCCCTTTCTATGCGCTGAGTTTCCCGCTCCACATCAGCTGCAGCCCGTGCCACATCGGCCAGTTCCTTGGCAAAGGCCTTGGCTTTGGCAGAGGCGTCGGTAATGCCCGTGGCGACCTGCGTAATGCCATCCTGCAGCTTGGTAAAGTCGCCTGACTTTACAGCCTCCCAGATCACCAGGAAACCTTTTAAGCGGTTGATCACGTTCTGCAGGATCTCGTTGCCCAGCTTCTTTAAAAAGTCGCCCAGGTTGTTGACATCCTTGAACCAGGCAATGGTTGCTTCGCCTACAGCGGAGAGTTTATCCAGCAGGAACCCCATCACTTTACTAAAAGCGGCGGTATAGCGGCTTACCGTATCAATTCCCTTCTGCGTTCTGGTCAGGAAAGAAATGAGCCCGCCCAACAGGAGCAGCACCGCACCGATACCCGTAGCAGCCAGTGCCAGCTTGAGTAGCTTCAGGGCGCTTACCTTGCCGATAATAGCTGCTTTTGAAATGTTGGTGGCCGCTGTGCTGGCCGTAGTGGCTGCGGTGGTGCCGGCTTCGGCAGCTGTTTTGGCATTGGTGGCAGCTTCGGCAGCGAGCTTGGCTTTCACTTCTTCTTTCAGTGCCGCAATACCATCGGTGATCAGGCCTTTCAGTTCGTCGTAGCCTTTTTTGCTCAGGTCAATGGCCTGCTGCAACTTGCCGGAACCATCCACGGCTTCGAGCATGGACTGCGAGTAGTTGCCCACGTTGCGGCGCGTATCGCCCACCGAGGCTTCCAGCTCCTTCAGCTTATCGCTTACGTCCTTGGTAGCCTTTTGCAGCTTGCCGCCGATCTCGGCGTTGTTACGCTCTTCCTCCGATAGCTCATTCCACTGGGTAGTCAGGCTTGCCAGCTGGGCGCGCAGCTGGTTGATGGAACCTACTGCTGCCTGATCTGCCTTGCGTTGGGTGTCAATAGCCTTGATCTGCAGATTCTGCTGGGTGGTCAGCTCTTTGAGCCGGGCTTTTAAGGCGACCTGCTGGGCTACCTGTTCATCGGTGGCGCTGCCAGCCTCTTTGATGGCTTTGGCAAGGGCGGCCTGGGCATCGCGGGCGGCGTTGATCTCCTTTTGGTAGGAGACGATTTTCTTTTGGGCTTCTGCTTCATCAATGCGGATGCGCAGCAGCACTTCGTTTTTCTCACTCATGTAAGTTGTGTTAAGGATAAGGGCAGTTTAAAGGTGAGTGAGAGGGGGTGGGAGAGTTAAGGGCCTTCTGCTATTTCGTCGTCATACAACAGCAGACATACCATAAACACCACCATAGCAGTACCGAAGATTTTCAGCCAAAAGGTTGTGTCTCCCCATAGGGAAAGAATGATGGTTGCTGCCATTATAAGCATACAGAAAAACCCGATAACAGCGATAATCTTATGTAGTAACTTCATCTGTCTTCTGCTTTACCAGTTCCTGCATTTGCTTGATCTCCACAACGGTACTGCCCAGCAGGCCCGCTGCCTTCTCGTCGGTGGGGTTGTTCTTGACCAGGTAGCTTGCCAGCGCATAAGCTTCCATGCACAGCTGCTTGAGGTCTTTCGAGGCGGGAGCGGTGAGGTTAGCCATGACGCACCGGGGTTTTACTACGGGGTAACAGCTTCTCTACACTTACCACCGCTTCCATGCGCATCTCCTTACGGGCAATAGCATACAGAAACGGACGCAGGAAGGCGTTCAGGGTTTGACCCTGCTCACGGGCACGTTCCGAGAGTTCGCGCTCCAGCTGGGGGAGCAGGCGAATCTGCACGCGCGGCTCTTTGGGCTTGCAGGCATTGTTGTCAGACATCATATAACAAGGGCTAAAAGTTTTGGAGTGGTAACCGCTCCGATAATAGTAAATATACTAAATCGTAAAATAACAATATAGTAAATTTACTAAAACTTTTAGCGATGGCAAAACACGTTCACATCCCTGTAATCGGGCAGATAGGAGAGTACGAAGATGAGTTCGGCTGGATCATGCCGGGCTTCACTGCGCAGCAACTGGACTGGTTTACGGGCTATGATGTGAACGGCCACTGGACTTATAACACGGAGATCGAGCACATCACGCTGCACATCGACTCTCCGGGTGGTGACGTGTACGAAGGCTACGCCATCTACAACAAACTGCTGCGCTTCCGAGAGCAGGGCATCACGGTAGAAGTGCATGTGGAGGGGCTGTGTGCCAGTGTTGCCACTATCATAGCATTGGCGGCTTCACCGGGCAAGCTGAAAATGCGCGAGGCGTCGGAGTGGATGACCCATAAGCCGATGATACCGGAGGTGCGCATGGCTAATTCCGATGAACTGCGCGAGTTAGCTGATTCACTGGAGAGCTTAAATAGTACCTTTTTCAACCTCTACGCCCGCAAAACCGGCAAAACGGTCGACGAGATAAAGGAGCTGTTAAAGACAGATTCTTACATGAGCGCCGAAGAGGCCAAGGCTTACGGCTTTGTGGACGAGATCATCACAGGCCCGCTGCCGGAAGCGATCCAGACCGAGATAGAAGGCAAGGTGAAAGCCGTGGCCTTCTATAACCCCAAACGCAACCCAATTCCCAACAATAAAATGGCTATTACAAAAGAAGAGAAAAGTCTGTTCTCCAAGTTCAAGGCTTGGCTGAAAGACGAGGGGAAACAAGCCCCTAAACCACAGGCAAAGAAGCCGACCCCAAAGCCAAAGGCTGAAGCGGAAGAAGAAGAGGATGCACCGGAAGTGAACCAGACCGAAACTGCTGATGGCGCGATCATCTACCATGAAGGCGAGCTGGAGCAGGGCACGGAAGTATTTGCCGATGCCGAATTATCAGAAGCCCTGGAAGATGGCGAGTACGAGTTGGCAGACGAACGCACGATTGAAGTCGTGGACGGTGCCGTGGCTAACATCACCGAGGCCGAAGAAGGGGAAGAAGAAGAGGCTCCGGAAGCTGTGGCAACCAAGAAGCCGACCCCGAAGGCGAAAGCAAAAGCTTCACAGGCAGCCCGCATTCTGGCGCTGGAAAACGAACTGGCTGAATTGAAGCAGACTGTTCCTGGTTCTGGCAAAGGCGGCAAGAAAGGTGCACAGAGCTTCGTTGAGACGCCTGAGAAAAAAGTAAACGCCAACAACCCGCTGAGCATCGCGGCAAGCAACGCAAGTAAGAAACGTAACTAATTCCCCATAAATAAGATGGCAATTTTAACTACCAATGTAACGTATGGGGGCAAAACCCCAACCGAAGCACCAGGCGGTGGCGACCTAAAGGCAAGCCTGATCCTGGCCGCTATCCTGGCTGCACCAAGCTTTACAGCTTTGGGTTATGACCTGCGCGATGATATTCAGACAAAGGAAACGATGTATGAATTAATCCCGGCAGACAAGGTAACCAAGAAAAAAACAACCTGTGGCTGGAATCCATCCGGTTCGTTTGGCAACATCATCGACCGCGAAATCGCGGTAACAGAGCTGGCAATCGAAATGGAGCAGTGCGCCAACGATTTTGATGGTAAGATTCTGCAACTGGTTAGAAAAAAAGGATTTGACCGTTACGACCTGACTGGTACACAAATGGAGGAAATCCTGCGTGAGATCGCCCAGCCGATCATTTCGCGCGACATGCACCGTATCATTTCACTGGGTAATACTGCATCTTCAGATCCAGATTACAACCAGTTGGATGGCAAGTGGATAAAGATCATGGCAGGTGTTGCTGAAGGTTCAATTAAAAAAACAGCCACATTGACCGCCTCTGGTGCCTTGGCCGCTGGTGCAGCGAGAACAGCACTGGATGCTGTGCACTTTGATGCACCGATCGAATTGAAAACATTCGAAGAGTCACAGAAGATCAAGGTGGTTACCCGCTCGGTGTATGACAACTACCTGAAAAGCTTTGCTTCCAACGCGGAGCTGGAAAGCTCAATGGTGGTATTACAGAACGGCTTAAAGACTGTAAGTCACTGGGGTATTCCGGTAGTGTGCGAGGACATTGTGGACATCTACGTAAACGCTGACCTAGAGGGAGTTAACCCGCACCGCATCTACTATACTACCCTGAACAACATCACGGTAGGTACGGATCTGGAGTCTGACTTCTCAGAGGTGGATTTCTGGTATGAGAAGAAAGAGCAGATGAACCTGATGCGCGCGAACTACAAGTTAGGCGTATCCCTTGGTTTCGGTAACCTGTTCTCTGTAGCATACTAACAGAAAGGAGACCTGAATCATGGAATGTGCACCACTGACAGGGGCTACTAATCTAACCCCAGACTGCTCCGGCCTCTATAAACGAGGCGGAGCGGATAAAACCTTCTATCTGCTGGCAATTTCACAGATAGCAGGCTACACGATTGATCCGACCACCAAAGAACTGTCTGGCATCACCTTAAAGCCAGGTGAGAAAGCCATCAAGTTCTCCGGGCGCAAGCTGAAGAACTCGGTAAAGGCAGGCATAGCGCAGGGCGAAAACGGCCCGACCTATCCGCACGGCGGCAAGTTTGCTGCTTACTACAGCACGCAGCTGGAGAAGGAAACCATCGAAACTGTTGCCAAGGCGCAGGACCTGGTACTCATTGCACCGCTTAACAGCGGGCATTTTGAGGCACACGGCCTGCTGGACACGTTCGGTCTGGCGGATGGTCTAAGCCTGTCAGCTCCGGAAATAGAGTCTGTCCAGTACGACGACACCACAGCGCTGATGCTAGATTTTGCAGGAAGCAGCGGCAAGATGCCAATCTACTGCAAGTTCGGTGAAGACCGTGCAGCAAACTTTGCCTACCTGGAAGCGCTGCTAACCCCGGCTGCATAAGTATTCATAGTTTAGTTTAAAGGTGAGACGGGGCCGCTGCCGGGAGTGGCAGGCGGCCCTTTCCTTTTCAAGTGATGCAACAGGACGAACTACTCAAGCGGGTAACCACGTTTCTCGCTACCCCAAAAGAAGACCGCTCTTTATCCGAGCTGACCCTACTCTACAACACCATCACCGGCAGGCAGTCGGATTGCACCAGCTGCTATTACCTGGCGAAGGTGCAGGAACTGATGGCTTACCGAAACAACCCAGAACGCTATGCCGGGCGCATCCAACAGGCACAACTGATCATGGAACAAAACACCACCACCAACTACCGCTTTTCCAAAAAGGCTACCAGCAACCTGATTATCCTGGTAGATGCCAACGGCCAGACCATCAAGGTTACACCGGAAACGCTGACCGATGAACGCGCAGAGCTGGTGCTCAAGCACAAAGCCTTTGCCCATAATATCGAGCGCATACCAGCTCCGAAAGAAAAAAAGGAAACGACAAAGGCTGCGCCGAAGGCAAAGAAAGCAGAAGCAAAAACAGAATAACAATCACACAATCAGAGGCAACAGGTGAAAGGTAAGAGAATCAAGGCGAAAGTAGTGAAGGCGCGTGCGGGGGCTCAGGCTTCCGCACAACCTGCTGCTAGCGGCAAACCGCAGGAGAAAGGCACCGCCAAGGTGATCGACTACGGCAAAGACAACAAGCTGCCGCAGGAGATCATGCAGGCGTTCCTGGCTTCTCCCACGGCCCGCCGTTGCTGGCGCAGGCTCAAGAAGTTCATTCAGGCTGACGGCTTTGCTGACCGCACCGCTGCGGCCATGCGCGTAAACCCGGAGCAGACGGCTGATGATCTGTTGCCGCTGCTCAGCTGGGACACCGCGCCCGGCTTTGGCTTTGCCCTGCGCATCAAGTATACCCTGGATGGCTCCAACCGCGAAGCCTATTACGTGCCCTTTCAGACAGTGCGCAAGCTCGATGATGGCCGCTTTCTGGTCAACCCGAACCTGGGCACCATCGCCTACAAAGCCGAAGACGATGAGATCCTCGACGCATTCGACGACAGCCCGGAAGGCATCGCGCGTTCCCTGGCGCAGGAAGACAAGGAAGGCGACCCGCAGCCGGGGCAGATTCTGTATGTGTACGAAGAGAACGGCGCCCATCCGTATTATCCGGAGCCGGACGCCTGGGCTGCCAAGGAAGACATCCTGTCGGACAAAGAGATTCAGCGTGCCGATTACAACGCCATCCGCAAACGGGTAAAGCCGAATGCGGCCATGGCCTTCCCCTACGAAATTGACGACACCACCGCAGACGAAGACGGCAAAACCGACTGGGATCACGTGGAAGAACAGGTACGCCACCTGACCGACGAAGACGGAGAAGGGGATATGGTGGTGTTTGACGGGCTGGATGGCAACGTGCCGCAGATCATCTCCATGGATGCCATGAAGCCGACGCTCTCGATGGACCAGAAGTCTGAATCTATCCGCAAGCGCATCTGCATTGCCTTTGGCGTGCATCCTGCCCTGATCGGCTTAGATACCGCCGGGCAACTAGGCAACACGCAGCAACTGCTAAACCTGATCCAGCTCATGCAGCAGGACGTGCTCGACGCACAGGGAGCCATTCAGCGCACCTTCAAGCGCCTTTGGCCGGCTTTTGACTGGACACTCACGAGCCTGAACCTGATCAAGGCTATGCCGGAGCAGGCCTGGCAGGCTTTGACTGAGGAAGAGCGCCGGGATTTCTTAGGGCGTCCTAAGCTCGATACCGAGCAAACCTCGGAAGGGCAGAAGACCCTGAACGCCTTAAACTCGCTTTCCCCGCTGGTAGCCAACAAGGTACTGGAAAGCATGACCACCAACCAGATCCTGGCATTGGTGGGCCTGCCGGAAGTGGAAGGCGGCGATCAAACAACAGCCAAGAAAGAAGAAACCGAGCAGGCCACGGCCCTTGCCAAGCTCAAAAAGTGGGCAGCCAAGCTAAAAGTATAGTATGAAGACCTTAACCTTAGACGACTTCCTGGCTTATGTGCCGGTGTCCAAGAACCTGCCCTTAAAAGACCTGAAGCCCTATATCGAGCGCGCCCTGCTGATGGATGTTACGCCGATGCTGGGCGAACTGGCCGGGCGCCTGTTGCTGGCAGATGCACCGGAAGACACCCCTTTTACCGCAGAGGAAGTGCAGGCCCGCAAGTGTATTGATGCGGTGTGGGTGCACAATGCCTTTATCCGCTTTCTGCCCATCCACGGCATTGCCATTGATGCGGCAGGGCTGACCAAGACCCGCGATTCGCAGGGAGCGGCAGAGCATGCTTCCCCGCAGGAACGACAAGCGCTCATTGCCTCCTACCGCTCTAGTTTGAATTACTGGGAAGGGGAGCTGGGCAAGGCCTTAAAAAAATTAAACGGCACCGGCAGGCCGGTCAAGAAACGCCGCATCGGCTTACGGGTCGTGGGAGGGAAGAACTAATGCTGAAAGAATACATCCAATGCGGCGTGCTGGCGATGACGTCGGTAAAGCTGGCCGAAATCCTGCATTTCCTCCCTACTCCGGAGACAGCGGCACAGGCCGCCGTGCTGGCGCTCGTGTCCGGCTTTATCGGAGCCGGGGGCAAATGGCTCTTTGAGCAGATACGGAAGCTGGTACAAAAAAAGACAAGCAAATGAAAAAGCTGATCGCCTGGGCCAGGCGCAACCCGAAACTGGCACTGGTCACCATTGCCGCCTCACTGGCACCGCTGGCCCTGATTGTAAACTATACCTTGCTGATCACTGGCATCATTACAGCCGAAGAGTTTACGGCGCTGAATGATAACCTGATCAGCTTTTTTAAAGCCCTTATATTCTTAGCATAAGATGAAGATCACCCAACAGCAAAAACAGGAATTAGCCAGGCAGTTCGGGATTTCCCTGCCGATGCTGCAGGCCTTCCTGGAAGTGGAAAGCGCCGGCAGCGGCTTCTTTACCGACTGGAAAGGCCAGCAACGCATCAAGATACAGTTTGAGCCGCACTGGTTCAAGCGCCTGTTGCCTGCCGACTTACTCCAGCGCATTTATGCCCTGTGGGAGAAGCAGGAAAAAAAGCAAGGCAAGCTGACCGAAACCGAAAAGCTGCTGCTGCACAACTGGCAGATCGCTGTGCTGAACAAAGTGGATGTACAGCAGGCCGAATGGCAAGCTTTCAACTGCGCCTATGCCATCCATCCGGACACGGCCATGCAGAGCGCCAGCTGGGGCCTGGGGCAGGTAATGGGTTTCCATTACAAAGACCTAGGCTTTAAGACCGCGGCTGCGCTGGTAGAAGCGTTTAAGCAAAGCGAGTACGAGCAGGTAAAAGGCATGCTCACCTTCTGCCAGAAAAAGAAAGGCCTGATGGAAGCGATGCAGGCCCGCAACTGGGACCGGGTAGCTTTCCTGTATAACGGTCCCAAGTATGCCGAGCACGGCTACCAGCTGAAACTGGCGAAGGCCTACAGCAAGTATGAGAAACACCAGCGCATGATTGTGTAATGGAAGCAAACCGAAACGGCTGGATCTACGCGATCCTGATTATAGCCCTGGCTTTCTGTGTGGTGTTTACATTTGGCTGCAAGACCATGCAGGTAGAACAGAAGCCTTTTGTCATGGAGCTGAAGGATTCCATAGATTTTGACCCCGCCCGCCTCACCCTTTTAAACGGCTGGCAGGCACAAAGGGTTGATGATAAAACAGTAGTCTGGTTCCCTCCAGCGGTAAACAACCAGAAAATAAAAGTAAAAGGCTCCCATAACGCGAAGACCGTTGCAAAAGACAAGTCCAAAACCAAGGATGTCGGCAATACCGACACCAAGGCCAGGGGAAAAGGCATCATCGGCAACGACAATGCACCTATTGAAGCTAAGCGGCAGGCGGTGGTAGGGGATGGTAATAAGGTGGAGCAAAACAGCAGTCTGCCTTGGTGGGTGTGGCTGCTCTTAGGAGCCGGATTAGTGGCAGGGGGGATAGCCTGGTGGCATAAGAAGTTTGGTTAGTGCGTATAGATTTGTTGATTCGTGTTAAAGCCTGTCCTGTTTGGGGCGGGCTTTTCTCGTGATGGTGCCATAACCCTGCAGCTCCGGGCCGTACTCGAGCAGCACTTCCAGTTCGTATTCGGCTGTCGTATAGACCAGGTGCCAGCCCAGCGAAGTAAGAAAGAGGTCGAAGGTGTGCTCACCCATCGCGATCTGGTAGGCAAGTTCGTGAAAGTCCGGGTCCCGAAACACCAGGTCTTCGCCATTGCGGTCAAAAGGGGAATATTGGGAGCGGGGCATGTCTGCTAGATACGAAAAAGAGCGCGTTTCAATTCCCGGAATTAAGCACTATCTTTGCCCTCCCTTCGTATAGACAGGCGGCACTTTTGGGACAATGTTTCCCTATAGTTTCCCTGGCCTGCGGAGTGGAAAGTGAAAAAACAGCCTCTGCAGCATGCAAAGGCACAAAACAAGGGTAAAGTAACAAATACCGTAATATTTGATCTATGAAGTTATCAGAATTTAAATTCGACCTGCCGGAAGATCTGCTGGCACTACACCCGTCTGAAAACCGCGACGAATCCAGGATGATGGTGCTGCACCGCGACACTGGCAAAATTGAGCACCGCATCTTTAAAGATATACTGGAGTACTTTGATGATGGCGATGTGATGGTGGTGAACGACACCAAGGTTTTCCCTGCCCGTTTGTATGGCAACAAAGAGAAAACCGGTGCTAAGATTGAAGTTTTCCTGCTGCGCGAACTGAACAAGGACATTCACCTGTGGGATGTGCTGGTTGACCCGGCCCGTAAGATTCGTGTAGGTAATAAACTATACTTTGGCGAAAGTGACCTGGTCGCTGAAGTTATCGACAATACCACTTCGCGTGGGCGTACGATCAAGTTCCTGTTTGATGGTACTGACGAGGAGTTTTACAAAACTATAAACGACTTGGGCGAAACACCGCTGCCACGCTACATTAAACGTGAAGCTGAGCCGGAAGACCGTGAGCGTTACCAGACAGTGTATGCTAAAAACGTAGGCGCTGTGGCTGCACCAACTGCCGGCCTGCACTTTACAAGAGAAGTACTGAAGCGCCTTGAAATTAAAGGTGTTGATGTAACGCCGCTTACCCTGCACGTTGGTTTAGGAACGTTCCGTCCGGTAGACGTAGAAGACCTGACCAAGCACAAGATGGATTCTGAGAACTTTATGGTTCCTGCAGATACAGCTGAAATGGTAAACAAAGCGCTTGACAACAAGAAGCGTGTTTGCGCCATCGGTACAACTACCATGCGTGCTCTGGAGTCTTCGGTATCGGCGAGCAACCGCCTGAAGCCAAACGAAGGCTGGACAGATCGTTTCATCTTCCCTCCATACGATTTTAAAATTGCCAACGCGCTGGTAACCAACTTCCATATGCCGGAAAGCACGCTACTGATGATGACAGCTGCTTTTGGTGGTTACGAGCTGGTAATGAAAGCTTATGAAGAAGCCGTTAAAGAGAAATACCGTTTCTTTAGCTATGGCGACGTAATGCTGATCCTGTAA